GCGTGCCCGTGTTGGTGTTGCTGCGTGCGACGCCCACCCAGCAGTAGTTCGCGTCCGGCAGCGGGCTGGCGAAGTGCACGCGGTAGCGCCCTGCGGCCAGCCGCGTGACCGAGGCGACGTTGTGCGCAGCGCGCACGACGACCTGGTTGCCGACATGGCCAAAGCACACCCAGGCGCGCGCCAGCCCCGGATGGCTGGCATCGATCTTGGTCTTGACCTCCAGGCCGATGCGGCTGGCCAGGGCGGCAAGGCGCAAGGCCAGGCTCATCAGACCAGGGCCCCTTCGAAGATCGCGACGAAGTCGGTGTCGGTGTCGCCCACCTCGGCGGCGGCCACGGCGCCGATGTTGCTGCGCGCCTGGGCCTGCTCGGTAGCCGTCAGGGACTGCGCCGCGTCGAAGCGCACGCGGTGGTTGACCGCAGTGAGCAAGGCATCCAGGCCGCTGGTGCCATCCTGCAGCAGCTGCTGGATCTCCAGCAACGTGTCGTAGGCGGCATCGGCCCCGCCCAGGATCTCGGCCTTGAGCGTGTCGAGCAGCGTGACGATCTTGCTCGACGAGTAGGTGCTGGTGGTGGCGACCTGGGTGTCGTCGATCGCGCCCGAGGCCACCACCGCGGCCTTCAGCTCGTTGATGGCCGCCACCAGGCTCGACTTGTCGGTGGTGGTGAGGTTGGCGAGATTCCCGGCCTTCGCGCGGACGTCGTTGAACTCCTGCGCGACGCGGAGGACGAGGCTTTCGATGCGGGTGACCAGACTCATGGGCTCTCCTTGAAGGGTCAGGACAGCCAGCGGCTTTTGATCACACGCCGGCCGGGGTGGCGGTTCGTAGAAGTAGCGAGGCCACCGCTGGGGGTGGCCTCGGAAGGTCGTTCGACGGGCATTTCGTTCGACGGCATGGGCTCATCGGGCGGCGGCAGCCCCAGTTGCCGCTCCAGGTCGCGCCAGTGGCGTTCCTCGAAACGATCCAGCCCCGCGGCACTGGCCGCGGCGCGGGCGTAGACGTAGCAGTCGAGGGCCTCGTTGCGCTCGCGCATCTTCTGCCACTCGCGCACCGCAAAGCCGTGGCGATCACGCCGGGTGACGAGCTGCTCGGCGCACAGTTGCTGCAGGAACTCGGCGTCGATCTTCGGCAGGTGCACGTAGCCGGCAGGGTAGGCCGGCCTCACGCCGTCCTCGGCCACGTCGGGGGCGAGGCGCAGGTGGTCGTAGAGCTCGCGCTTGGCGATGCCCACCGCCACCGAGAACACCTTCACGCCCCGGCGCAGCCGCTTGCCGCCCTGGGTCACGTCGACCGCGGTGGGGGTGCCGATCAGCGCCACCCCTTTGGGCGCGCCCTTGACCGCCATCACCCGGCCGTCGCGCACGCGGCGCACGAAGGCGTAGGCCTCCTGCGTCGCAAAGCCGGTGTCCACCGCCAGGCGGGCCAGCGGCAGCGGCGCGCCGCTCTCGTGCGTCCAGGTCTCGGCGAGCAAATCGGCCAAGCGCTGCCAGACCGCTTCGCGGGCCGTATCCCCCATCAGCACCCGGTGTTCGACGAGCCAACACTCTTTGCCGCGCCCGAAGGCCCATACCGACACCTCGATGCGGTCCTTCTGCACGTCGGCGCCGGCGGTGAGCAAGAGCCCTCCGGCGGGGACGGTGCCGATCGGGTAATCCTCGCGCCGCTCCAGCAGGCGCTGCCAGTCCGGCGCCTCGCCCTCTTCCACCCAGGTCTCGCCGAGCTCGTTGTTCTTGAAGGTCTTGATCATCGCCACCGACCGGCCTTCGGCGCGGGTGGCCTTCTCCCAGGACTCCGCGATCTCGCGCCAGCGCCGCCAGGGGCTGTAGAGCGAGGACAGGTGGAAGCCCGCGGTGCGGCTCTCGGCCTGCGCCTGCCACTGGCCGAGTTCGAGCATGCGCGGCTTGTGGTGCTCGGCAATCGGCTCCTCGCAGGCCTCGCACACGTAGGCCGCGTCTTGCGGCCGCCCCGGCTCCCAGCGCAGCTGCTCGAAGCGCAGCCACTGCCGGTGCGCGCAGTGCGGGCAGGGCACGAAGTAGCGGCGCTGATCGATCGCCTCGTACTCGCGCTCGATGATCGAGGCCCCGGTGATGGTGGGGGTGGAGACCAGCAGGATCTTGCGCCGGGCAAACGTCCGCGTGCGGGCTTCGGAGAGAATGATCGCATCGCCCTCGCCATCCACGTCCAGCGGGTAGGCGTCCACCTCGTCGAGGAAGAGATAGCGCACCGGCATCGAGCGCAGGCCCACGGCCGAGTTGGCCCCGGTCATCACCAGCACCCCGCCGCGAAACTCCTTCATCAGCACGGTGTTGCCCGAGTCGCGGCTTCGTGCCGGCGCGATGATCTCGCGCAGCACCGGCGACTCCTCGACCAAGGGATCGATGCGGTGCTTGGAGTTGCGCTGCGCCATCTCGGTGGTGGGCCAGACGATCATCATCGGCCCCGGCGCGTGGTGGATCGCGTAGCCGACCCAGTTCAGGCCCAGTTCCGTGCCGCCCACCTGGGCGCCCTTCATGAACACCACCCGCTCGATGGGCGAGGTGGGCGAGAGGCAGTCCATGATCTCGCGCAGGTACGGCGTGCGCGCGGTGCGCCAGCACCCCGGCTCGGCCGACTCCTTGGTCGAGAGCATCCGGTAGCGATCCGCCCACGCGGAGACGGTCAGCAGCGGGTCGGGCGTGAGGCCCTCGCGCCAGGCCCGCTCGATCTCGGCCGCGCCCTCGTAGTCGTCCCTCATGCGTCGATCCTCGGGGCGATCTCGCCGAGTTCGGCCAGGTGCTCGCGTACCGCGGCGTCGAGCGCCACGTGCAGCGCGTGCTCGTCGAGGCCGAACCGGGCGGCCAGCATCGGCGCGGCGCGGCCCGGCCAGTTCAGCCACGCATCGCGCTCGGCGCGCGCGAGCTTGAAGACGTGGGCGATCGCCCGCGCCCGGTCGACCAGTTCGTCCTTCTTCTCGGCCAGCTCCACCTGCCGGATCTTGGCCTTGAGCACCTCGTTGACGGTGCGCGCCTGCAGCAAGGTCGCGCCGCCCGTGCCCAGCCCGGTGCCCAGGTTCGTCGGCAGGCTCGCGGCGCCCTCCTGGGGCGCGCGGGTGCGGGGCGAGGCCTTCGGGGGGACGGCGGTGCGCGGATGGACGGTGTTCTTCGCCCACTGCGCATCGGCCTGCTCGGGGTCGAGGGTGCCGTCGGGCAGGGGCGTGATGCGCCCGGTGTCGATCGCCTTCTTGACCGCCACGTGCGACACGCCCCGGTGACGCGCGTAGGCGCGGATCGAAAGGCCCATGGGGATTTCAGCTTTATGGCCAAGGACGCTTGGCTTCTTCCCGGAACAGCGCGTTCATCACGTCACGCCAACCGACGCTCGAAAGGACGAACGATGAACACCGCCGCCCCCGACCTTCTCGCCACCAAGCTCGCCGAGGCCGCCCTGACCGTGCTGGTCCGCACTTGTCGCCAGGAGGTGGCTGCCGCCAGCCGCGACGACCTGGAGGCCGCCTGTGCCGCGATGCAAGCCCAGGCCCGCCCCGTGCTCGACCGCCTGCTGGACGACGCCCGCGCCGCGCCCTGGGTGGCCGAGGCCGCCTTCCACGCCGCCGCGCTCGAACTCGCGCAGGCCGGGATGGCCGTGTTGCGCCCGCGCTGAATCGGGCAAGCCAAGCGGAAAGCGCTTGGCTTCACCCGCGAACAGCGCGTTCATCCCATCACCCGACCCACCACCGCAAAGGAGCAACCCATGAGCACCCTCTCCCTGACCCCGGCCCAGCACGCGATCCTGGCCTACGCCCTCGAACACACCGGCGGCAGGATCGAATGGTTCCCCGACCACATCAAAGGCGGCGCGCGCCAGAAGGTGCTGGCAGGCCTCGCCAACCGCGCCCTGATCGCCCGCCAAGGAGACGGCTGGGTCGTCGCCGACGAGGGCTACGGCGCGATGGGGCGCGAGCGCCCCGCGCCGGCACCCGCGGCCGTCGAGGACGACCCCGAGATCGAGGCAGCGGTGACGGCTGCCGAGGCGCAGTGGGCCGCGCAGCAGGCGGCCGCGCAGGCCCCGGCCCAGCCCCGCACCCGAGAAAACGAGCGCAGCGCAGCTTCGCGAGGCGCAGCCGAGAGGGTGCGCAGCACCCGGCAGAACAGCAAGCAGGCTCGGGTCATCGCGATGCTGCGCCGCCCCGAGGGCGCCACCATTCGCCAGATCGTCGAGACCACCGGCTGGCAGCCGCACACGGTGCGCGGCACCTTGGCCGGGGCGCTGAAGAAGAAGCTGGGCCTGACGATCGTTTCCGAGAAATCCCAGGGCGGCGAGCGCGTCTACCGTCTCGCGTGAGCGACGGCGGGGCGGCGCCCTCCGCCGCCCCCTGCAACACAATGCAGAAGACGCTTGGCTTACCTGCAGAACAGCGCGTTCATACGGGTGTCGCCACGATCCCCGACAGGAGAGCACGATGACCACCACCCGCCAGATCCCCGCCACCTGCAACGAAGCCTGGGGCTTCTTCGGCACGATGGGTGCGCACGCCCGCGAGGCCTGGCCGATCGCGATGGCCGCGATCTCGGACGCCACCGGCCAGCCCGTCGAGTCCGTGCGCGCCTTCCTCGACAGTCGTCATGGCCGGCACTTCGGGGGCGAGGTCCTCAACCACCTGCACGCCGGGCGGCCCCTGGCCGATGCGATCCAGGCTGCCACCCGACAGTGGATGGGCTGGACCATCGGCCGCCAGACCAGCCGCGACTACGGCATCCCGCGCGGTCTGCCGTACCTCACGGGCTTCGTGATTCACTGCGGCATCGTCGAGGAAGACGTCATCACCTGAGGAAATCGAACGCGGCTGTATACCTTTGGCCGGTAGGTCATGACGCCCCCGCCACCGCCGCTCCGATGCGCACCCCCAGCAGCTTGTGCCGGTCATCGTCGCCTTGCAATCGTGCAATCACCGCATCATCAAGCGCACGGGCCTCATCGAGCCCGAGCAGCGCTCGGGTGGAGGTGAAGTTCTCGGTGTTGATAGAGACGATGTACTGCATGTCTGAGCCAGCCAGCTCGCTCCGGGTCAAACGCAGCCAGGCCGCACGCTGGTTGGGGTCCACTGGGTCGAACAAGCCATTGTCGTGCCAGAGGTGGCGCATCGTGTGATGCGCGCCGTGGCGAAAGACGAGCCAGTCAAAGACCATGACCCGCACAGCATTGATGCCGTCCGACCCCTGTCCCTGGACCTGTACCTTCAAGTCGTAGCGCAGCTTGTTACGCCCGGTGTTGTTGTTGAGCACGATGCCGGCAGCCTCGCGCGGATACAGCGCGTGCACCAGCGCACGAAAGCGCTGGTCAGTCCCTACCAAGGGCTGGCTGGCCGCGTAGTCGCCGGCACGCACGTCGTCCTGCGTAAGCGCCTCGCGCAGGTGTAGCTCCTCAGCCTGCCACTCTTGCATAGCGCCGCGGTACTGCCGCAGTAGAGCCAGATCGGATTCCATGCGCGCCAGTTCCTGCGCCACCGCCAGGTAATCGTCCAGCGCATGGTGCTGCCCGAGAAACGCCAAGCGCGCGTCGCGCTGGCGCGCCAGCTCGGCACGCTCGCTCTCGATGTGCTCCCGCTCTGCGCGCAGCGTCAGCCGGTCGCGGGTCAGGCGCGCGTGCCGTTGTTCGGCCAGCGAGCGGTGGAAGCGCTCCACGGCCTCGAAGTGGGTAAGCGCCTCCGCCTTGAAAACCCTTTCCAGCCCGCGGTAGAACCCCAACAACGCCTCGCGCTCGACGTCTGGGCGCATCTGCAAGGAACGCTCGATGCCGGCCAATTGAAAATCGATCTGCGCCAGGCGCGACTCGCGCGCGCGCACGTCCCGCGTCAATGCGTCGGCCTCCTGACGCACCTGCTCGTAATCCTCGGCCACCTGCATGGCGTCGAGCCGCCGGCGAAGGGTGGCGATGCGATCGGCCAGATCCGCCGTCTGCGCCTGCGCGTCCATCCCGGTGCGGAGCAGTTCGTGCAGCCGGCCATCGCTCTGCCGGAGCAGCTTGCGGGCGGCGTCGATCTGAAGCCAGCGCTCGCGCAGCACAATCTTGCGCTGCACCAAGCTGATGTCGACACCGAGCAGATACAGCGTACGCAACAGCGCCTCGTGAGGTTGCTCCCTCTCCAGGCGCATCGGATCGAGCCGGTCACCCCGGCTGCGGCGTGCAAAGCGTCCGTATAACGCCCGGAAACTTAGGCCTGCACGATCCTCGGGCAGGACGAAAGGCCCGTGCCGATCGAGCCAGTTGCGCAGCGCAGCCAAGCTGATGGCGCGATCATCAAGTTGGATGTCCGAACCATCACCGTTGCGCTCGATGCGATGCACCTGACCCGCCTGCTCGAACTGCAGGGCAAAACGCCAACGCCCCACGCCGTCGGCCAGCAGCCGCTGGACCTGCGCTCCCAGGCAATGGTGTACCAGCGTCAACGCCAGTGTCTTGCCGACGCCGTTGGCACTGCCTTCGCGTTCGGCAGCATCGCCGACGATCACCGATATCCCATGCGGCCGGAACTCGAGCGACTTGAACGATGGTTGGTCGCAGGTCAGGGCAATCAGGCGCATGGCGCGGCCTCGATGCGATCTTCGTGCGCGCGCTGCGCTACGCCGATGGCAAACAACAGTGTCGCGGCCAGCGCCACCTGCTCGAATGACGGCCGCGTGGGCCAAGGGCTGTCCTCGCGCGACAGGGCCGCGTAGAGCTCGTCCAGCGTGCGCGCACCACCGGCCAGTAGCGTGCGCATGTAGCCCGCCAACCCCACCAGGCTGTCGGCAAAGCGCACATGCTCATGCGGGGCGACGGCCAGCTCCAGGTTCTTCATAGATGTCGCAGGTCTCGAAATACTTAGTCATCCCTGAAAAATTCATAACCACCTGATTTAACGTGACATTTCCTTGATTTTGGGGTATAATTTCCTGCACGTTTTCGACGTTTGGCGCTGATTTTCTGGGAGTTCGAGATGGCTTACTGTC